AGTATTTTATATTAAAAGTTTATTATACAGATTGCTTTCACTTGTTATTTTGCCGACATACACATAAGTACTCGATACACGCCGTACACCTCTGACAAAGGAACGTCAAAGTCCGAGAATTTCGGATCCGGGTTTACCGAATGGCATTTCACATAACCTTCCTTACCCTTGCATTCATGGAGTTCCTTTACTATAACCCCATTTGCAGTATCCAAAACGTATGTTTTACCCCAGTCTATAAAGATATTGGGGTTTATCTTCTTTATCAAAATACGGGAACCTGAGGGGTATTCAGGTGTCATGCTATCTCCATATACTGTAATGGCAAAGTCTACATCTTCAATGGGTGAAATTATAGCCTCACAATTTTGGAGCATTGCGCCTGGAGCCGCAAAACCCGTAAGTGTTCCTCCCATAGCTGACATGGGAAGAAGATATGTGGTGTAGCCTCCCATATCCCCTTTGTTTCGACTATCATTTATCGTACTTTCCAAAAAAGAAGATACAACAAATTTAGCCACGGACTCAGAACCGTATGCTTCTTCCAGCCTTTTTTTTTGTATCGGTTCTAAGTCTCTCATAGTCTTTTCCATTCCAGAGATATTTGACTGCTGACATTTTAGAATCTCTGCCAATTGCTTTTGAGTAAGATTAAAAGCCTGTCTAAATCCTTTCAAATCGTACATATCACTAATATATTAAGCCTATAATGATAATTAAAGTTAATATCAGTGATATTTATAGGCTAATATCATTGATATATCAGTGATGTTAGTATCTTTGCAACATCAAACAATAAACAACAGCACAAAGGAACGAAAAATAGTTCGGAAGTGCAAAAATATTGACTAACTAAAAAGAGGTAAGACAATGAAAAGATTCGATTTACGACAGATTATGAGAGATGCCCACAGAACTTACAAGTATGTAGGCAAGAAACAAGGCAAGACCTTCGGTGAAGTTCTGAAATCAACATGGAAACTGGCAAAACTGAATGTTACAATGCAGGAAGAGCTGGCAAGACAACAGGAAGAAAGAAACAACAAAGTGTTCACTCCGGTCAAAGCAGAAAAAGTCACTTTCAAAGCCGAATGGTCAGACTGCTACAACTCCAACAGCCGTGGATATTTAGGCTCCCAGTACTGCGGAGATTAATAAGGACATTAATCAGGATTATCCTGTCCGGTCTCGATACCGGAAACAATCCGTAAAAGGTATGGCAGGAACTACATGGAGTGATTGCCCTTAGCAATCCGTTCCAGAAAGCGATACTGGCGCTTACCCTCAATCCCAGCATAGAGGACGCGAGAACTAACGGTCGAAGCAAGCAGCCTGTAACAAGGTCGATGCAAGCAGCCGGGCGAAGTAAGGGCGATCATGCCCCGAACGGTTATGCAGTGAAGAACAGTAGCTGACAACTCCGGTGGGAAGACCAGAGAGAGGTTATCGGGGCACAAACTAATAATATCTACTTATGAGAAACCTAATTAGATTAAACAAAGAAATCAACCTTTCGATAATGCCGAAAGGCTGGAAGGGCGGAAAGGAAAATCAAATTTCATGTCTGACTCTTTACATGACAAAAGAAGAAAGAGAAAAAATCATGTTAAAATTCTCTTTATACCGTAACAAAGCCTACAGAGTTGAAATAATGTGCTACCTATTATCTAATTACATCGCTCATATATGCGGAAAACCTTGTGAAAGTATTGCAATGAAAGTCTGGAAATATGGTAAAGAATACAATACCCCTAATAAGTATGTATATTATTCTATCGGGGCAATACCTGTAGACTTGAAAAACGCCGTTGCCCTCAACATGAGCAAGAGTGGTTATCGGTTCAGAAACGAAATATATTACCATGCAGTTACAGCTTTCTATAATGCTCCTGACAGACTGTTGGACAGAATGTGCAAAAGGATAGCATATATGAAAAATCCAAAAGCAAAGTATGACAGAGCCGTTAGGTTACAAACTGTTATCCCGGAAGAAATATACCAAATGATAAATAGTTACGCGATCCAAAACGGTATGAATGTATGTGATTTGATAAGGATTACGCTGAGAGCGTCTTGTGTTTCGAAAAAAGAAAGAGCTTTGGACGACTCCATGATAGGAAAAGTGTTCAGCCTTTATAGACTGATAAAACAGCCAGCATATCCTTTTACGGCAAATCCTAACAACAGGGCATTATTAGTTGAGATCAAAGGTGAAAGAGAGATGTACTATCTAATGAAACTCATGAAGCGTAGAAGGATATCCAATGCGGAAATGTTGAGGAAAGCAATTAGAGCACTGGATGATGTAATAAGTCACAAAGACAAGATTAAAAGGAACGTGACAATAGAGCCCCAATCCTATGATGAAAATGAAGAGGATTATTGGTATGATAAAATAGCAAAGAATGATTTTGCAAGATCTATATACTTATAAATGAAAACAATGATTTCCATCTGTGGAGCATCCTTTCTAGTGCTCCTTCTTACCATGCAGAACATGGACGCATGGTTTTGGGTGGCGGCAGCATCATTCACCGCCACATTACTAGTGATAAGCAACGAACTTGACAATATTGAAAATCAAAAAAAATAAAGCTATGACAACAGTAGAAGAATTACAAAGCATGACACACGAAGACCTTGTAAGACGTGTACAAGAACTGGAACAAGACCTTAAAGAAGTCAAGGAACAGAGCGACATGTGGTTCGATTCGTTCACCCGCCTACAGGCACGACACGAAAGCAGCATTAATGCTCTAGACAACATTGTTAAACTCGCTAAATTGAAGTAATATGGTAAAAGTAACAGAAAATTGGGCGGCCACATTGAGAGCGATGAAGGTAGGTGATATCGTTGTGTTCCCTGTGCGTGCGATATCTTCCGTCAACACAACCATTTCCAGACTAAGATTGGAGATGTGTGTAGAAAATGCCGATTGGAAACGAACAGGAGAGGTTGACCGCAAGCGCGGAGAGTTCAAAATCCAGCGTGTGTCATGATTACGCTATCAGAGCGCGAGCATCTTGTCGCCGAACAATATTGCAAGGGTTTGGCCGACAAGGAAGTAGCCGACAGTCTGCAACGCTCGGAATGGACCATCAAAGCACAGAAGCGGGATATATACAAAAAGCTGGGTATTTCCAAAGATACCGAGCTTGTATTATACATGTTCTGTGAGCGCATGAAGATCAACTTCGATATAAAAGAGATACGTAAACACGGGCTTGAGCTATTCTTCTCCATCCTGTTCCTTGTCATTGCCGCATTGGATTTTCATCCCGACATGAGACAATGCAGCAGAGCAAAGACAAGAACCACCCAAGTATCAAGAACAAGACGAACAAAAACAGATTCAGATTATGAACTATACAGTTAACAACCAACTACGGACATCCATCTTATTTGATGGAACGGCAGAAGCACGGCTAGCAGACATCCTAGCCATCATGGACACTCATACATTCGGTAAAAGAGAAGCGGCCAAAATAGTTGGAGGCATAGGAAGGCTTATCAGACTGATCGAAGAAAACAAAATACGTTCCGACAAGCCTACATGCGCACAAAACGGGAAATGGTTCTGCAATGCCAGTGATGTCCTGCGTTATGCACAGGTCAAAATGCCAAGGAAGCCTAGAAAATTAAAAAAGAAAGTGGCATAAGCCACACGGGTAATTAGCTTAATGGAAAAGCGGTATTCACTTTTTTCTTTACGTTCAGACGGTTTGTGATTGTTTTCAGGAGGAATACAGATACAGGTTCGAATCCTGTATTACCCACACCCAAAGAGAGGGAGCCGTACACCCTTTAAACGTAGCCATGTTAGAGACTTCAAGGCAGTGAAGCAGAGAGCAATTTGTTAGATAATAATTTAACCCAAAGCCGCTGGAAAGGACAGCGTGAGGTGAGAGCCCTCTTTATATGTTATATTCTATATCCTTATTTATCCCGGTGTGTCCTGGCCGACTATCCGGGAACTATTTTTTTTAACTCATTTATTAACCACTAAAAATTATTGATTATGGGACTTATCAAAAAACCTAACGAACTGACAGTTAAGAATGCCCTGTCGGCATTAATCTACGGACAACCTGGTATGGGAAAGACCACACTGGCGTTAAGCTCTCCCCAGCCACTACTCCTGGACTTTGACGGTGGCGTTCACCGTGTGAATGCAGCCCACCGTGTAGACACCGTACAAATTTCCAAATGGGAAGAGGTGGATGAAGTTCTTACGAGCGGAGAAATTGCCGAATACAAGACCATCGTTATTGATACGGCAGGAAAAATGTTATCCTTCATGGATAAATATATAATGAAAAACAATCCCAAAATGAAGAAAGCGGATGGCACACTGTCCCTGCAAGGATATGGAGTACGAAAGAATATGTTCATCAACTTCGTAAACCAAGTCACACTAATGGGTAAATCAGTAATATTCGTAGCCCATGAACGCGAGGAAAAGAACGGAGAGGACAAACAGATACGCCCGGAAATCGGAGGTTCTTCTGCCGGTGACCTGATTAAAGAGCTTGATCTTGTAGGCTATATGGAAGCCATAGGTAAGGACAGAACCATCTCTTTTGATCCGTGCGAGAAATTCTACGGTAAGAATACCTGCAATCTTCCGGCACGCATAAAGCTACCAGTTATCATTAATGCAGAAGGTACAATCACCGGGCCGAACGACTTTATGACAAAGATTGTAAACACTTATCAGACCTATCAGGAAAAACAGGCAGAACTGTCCTCCGAATATGAAGGTCTTATGGAAGTTATCAAGGAACAGATAGCCATGGTAGCGGATGCGGACACGGCCAACGAAGTGAAACAATCACTGGAGAGCCTGCAGCATATCTTCGACAGCAAATTACAAGCAGGTATGCTACTGAATAAAAGATGCAAGGAATTAGGGTTGAAATTCGACAAAGTAAAAAAAATATATGAAGCAGCCTAGTTATAGAATCTATCCCTCATTACTTGACAAATTCGACAAGTATCTGAGAGCTGATGAAGAAGTGGAAAACTTCTGGAACATTGATAATGAAACCGGAGAGTATAAACGCTCTCCGGAAGAAATCGAAGAGAGCCTGAAACAAGACCTTCTGGATGCTATCAACCGTGTACCGTTTGAGAGTGAAGCAGCCGACAAGGGAACAGCCTTCAATGCTATCATTGACTGCTATGTCCATTGCGAAAATCACGTGCCGACAGAGCGTTCCCCCTACTCCATCATTGGCGATAAGGAAACCAATACTATACAAGTAGCTTTCCCCGCAACGGATATCGCACCTGCACGGCATTTCCTTTTCGACAGACAATGGTGTATAGAACAGGCAGAGTATTTCAAAGGCTCATTAAGTCAGGTCTATGTATCCGCCATTCTTCCTACCCAGTACGGAAATGTGGAGTTATACGGATTTATCGACGAACTCCGAAAGAATGTTGTTTATGACATAAAATCCACATCTAAATACGAGTTCGGCAAATACGCCCACGGGTGGCAGCGCCATGTCTACCCTTATTGCCTAATTGCTTCCGGTCAGATGGAAAACATAAAGGCATTTGAGTTTACGGCTTATGCGCTGAAAGGCGGTACCAGCCGCACACCGCTTATCAGTGGTACGCAATATCCGGAATATTATACTTACAATCACGAACAGACAGTGAAACTGCTCACGGCACACGTAGAACATTTCATAGAGTTTTTGGAAGCTAATAGAGAATCTATCACGGACAAGAAGATTTTCGGACTGGAATAATGGCACAAGAAGCTATCCTTATAAAAGAAAAAGGTGTGGTAACACTGAACAAGTCCTTTGATTTCATGTGCTCGCAGCTCCGTAACGGTCGTTACAGGTTAATTATCGAACGTTACACAGAGCCGCGCACATTAAGTCAAAACGCCCTGATGTGGCTTTGGTTTACCTGTATCGAACAGGAAACAGGAACGGACAAACAGGACGTACACGATTATTACTGCAACCTATATCTACGAAGGACAACCATTATCAAAGGAAAAGAAACGGTCATAGCCGGAAGCACATCGAAACTGAACACACTGCAAATGACGGACTTTTTGAATAAGGTCAAAGCAGATGCAGCCACGGAACTGGGAATAACACTTCCCCTTCCGGAAGACCGTTATTATAACGAATTTGTCAACGAATATAAATATAGAAGATAATGAAGATCATAAAAGCTAAAATCACCAAGGACAGTACCTTGGTGGCCACCTACAAGGATGAGAATGGTACAACCACCGTAGAAGGCAAGAACCTGGTAACATCAGACCTTATCAATGCGTTCAGCAAGCTGAATCCCCACGCCGCTTTGCTTACAGAACAGAAAGAAGTGGACGGTATAGAATCAGTAGATGAAGTGCCTGATATCATAGGACAGGTGCTTGACGTTACAGGATATTCCATTGGCGGAGATGGAGATAATGAAGGGGTTACTCTGGTAGCCAAACGTTTTCTCAAAACAGGAAAAGTTCTGAACCTATGCGCTCCGTTCACCATGTTCAATAATGAGAATGAATCGTATATCAATGCCTTCGAGTTGGAGCAGGAAATCCAATCCTGTGAGTTCGAAGTCAAAGAGTATCTGTTCAACAAAAAATGGCGAATTGTACAACAGGAACTTCTGTTTGAGGAAGACACGGCGAACGCAGACGTACAACCGGACGCCATTCCAGAAGCCGGTACAGACTTCAATCAAGAGGTTGCGGAATTCCAGCAGGCTATGAATGATGCAGGGGTTGACATAATAATGAACGGAAAGAAAATTAAATCACGTAAACCACGTAAAGTCAAACAACTTGCATCATGATACCGCCGTCCCCATTTTGCGTAACTACTACCCCCAACTGCTTCAAACTAGCCTTCCCATATCATCCAAGATTAGTGGAGCTGGTCAAACGGATTCCAAGTGTAAAACAGAATATCCGGGCAGCCTATATCGCTGACGAAAAAGCTTGGAAGGTTTCTCTACAAGATAAGGAATACGTGAGGATGATGGCAGATTGGGCGGTACAGACAAGGATATGCAGCCGGGTACAGCACAAAGTGACAACAAGAGAGTATAATGACTATACTATTCCCGACCTTCCAAAACTTACGGTTCCACACGGATTGCTGTTAGAACCGTACGAATATCAGAAAGAAGGCATCGCTTATGCGCTACAGCACAAGCGGTGCATATTCGGGGACCAACCGGGACTGGGAAAGACATTACAGGCAATAGGCACGGTTACGATAGCAAAAGCGTATCCGTGCCTTGTCATTTGTCCGGCCGCATTGAAAATAAACTGGCAACGTGAATTTAAGAAATTTGCCGGAAAAAATGCCATGATTCTGGATGATCGCAATAAAGCCAGTTGGCACCGTTTCTTTGAGACTAAATGCTGCAACATATTCATAACAAATTATGAATCACTGAAAAAGTTTTTTGTACTTAAAGTAAAGGAGGATGCACGGTTTACCATGAAATCCATTGAGTTTGACCCGCGAATATCGTTATTCAAATCCGTAGTCATTGACGAATCACACAAGTGCAAATCCACCAAGACCCAGCAATCCAAGTTCGTAGAAGGAATATGTAAAGGCAAAGAATATATCTTGGAACTGACGGGAACCCCAGTAGTGAACAACAATACAGACCTTATACAACAACTCAAGATAATGGGACGATTAGAGGATTTCGGAGGATACAAGTATTTCGTAGAGAGGTTCTGCGATGGACCTAAACAGTCAAGCAATGTGAAAGAACTGAACTGGAGGTTATCATCGACCTGCTTCTTCCGGCGCGAAAAGGCCAAGGTACTCACTCAGTTGCCGGACAAGTCACGCCAATATATAGAGGTGGACATATCCAATCGCAAAGAATACGACAAAGCGGAAGCCGACCTGATACAGTATCTCCGAACTTACAAGAATGCGGACGATGAAAAGGTGGCCAAGGCATTAAGAGGCGAAGTAATGGTGAAAATGGGAATATTGAAAGCCATATCAGCCAGGGGAAAAATCAAAGTCTTTTCCGAATTCATCCATGACGTGATTGACGGAGGTGAGAAACTGATAGTCTTTGCTTACCTGAAAGAAGTAGTACAGGAATTAAAGAAGATATTCCCTGAAGCTGTCACCGTTACAGGCGAAGACAATGCTACTCAAAAACAGACAGCGGTAGACCGCTTCCAAAACGACCCTTCTTGCAAGCTGATCATCCTTAACTACAAATCAGGAGGTACAGGTCTTACATTGACAGCTTCCAGCCGTGTGGCGTTTATCGAGTTCCCATGGACTTTCTCCGATTGTGAGCAGGCAGAAGACCGAGCACATCGGAACGGACAGAAGAACAACGTAAACTGTTACTACTATCTTGGAAAGGATACTATCGACAAATATATGTATGATGTCATTCAGACCAAAAAAGGAATAGCCAACGGAGTGACAGGGACGGATGATGTGGTTAAGGAGAATGTGGTAGATATGGCAATGAACCTATTCAACGGAAGAATATGAGAAAACAGACAACACCATTATCAGAAAGCCAAATACAACATGATTGTTTGGTATGGTTCCGATTACAATATCCCAAACTGGCTCGTATGCTTTTTGCAGTGCCCAACGGTGGCAAACGTGATGCCAAGACAGGAGCACGGATGAAGTATGAAGGAGCAGTGAGAGGTGTGGCAGACTTGATTTTGCTCATACCCAAAAAGGGATGGGCCTCCCTCTGCATAGAGATGAAGACACCGAAGGGTACACAGAGCGAGCACCAACGAACGTGGCAGACAGAAGCAGAGAGATACCAAAACAAGTATGTTATCTGCCATTCACTACAGGAGTTTATAAACGAAGTAAATTCTTACCTACAATGACTTATATAGATTACGTAAACCAATTTTGGAAGACACATCAGAGTGTAGCATTTTCCTCGAACGAAGTTTATTTGTACTTCTTCCTTTTGAACGAGTGCAATAGTCGGGGTTGGGAGAATCCGTTTGAGTGTCCCAACAGACGAATCGTCCTCGCAACCGGTATATCAGAACCAACCGTAATTGAAGTCAGGAACAGATTACAGCAAAAAGGTTTACTACAGTTTGAGTCAGGTAAGAAAAATGCGAAATCGCCCGTTTATTACTTAAATGATTTAAGTAAACCCTTAAGTAAACTCTTAAGTAATGACTTAAGTAAACCTTTAAGTAAAAAGGCTAACATTAATATAAGACTTAAGAGTAAAGATAATAATAACTCTAGCGAGTTATTTAAGCCCGAGCAGGAAAAACCTAAAAAGAAGCCTTCAAAACCAAAAACCGAATTTATAGCCCCTACCCTGGAACAGGTGAAAGATTACTTCCGTGACAAGCTCCCGGACTGGGAGCAGCAGGCAGAGATATTCTTCTACCACTTCGATGCGCTAAGCTGGAAAAACACCAACGGGGCTAAAATTGAACGATGGGACAGCCGGGCTAACCTTTGGATAATCGAAAAAAGACTTCAAAATGGAAACAAGCCTACAAAAACAGATCACTGTGATAATGTCCCCAGGACAGATATCTCAATCCAGGAAAAAGCCGGAGACACTGACACCGCTCCAGCAGACCTTGAGAAATGGATCAACAGCCTCCCAATTGGTTGACAACTGGTCCGGCACGCAAGCCCAGCTGAATTGTAACCTGACATTAGCACAAGCAATCAGGATTGAGGGTATTCCCACCCTTGCGGACATCAATGTTGTCTTCGACAACGCCACATCAGTCAGGATTATCACAGAGCACCTGCAATCAATCCTCCGATACGCAAGCATTGATATCGCACCTCAACAACTGGCCGAAACGGCGCTAAGCATATTGGCCAGCTATTATTTTCTCAATCTGGCCGAGCTTTGCATATTCTTCACACAACTTAAAAACGGAAGCCGTGGACAGTTCGTCTGGGGAAACAGGATAAACAACCAGTCCATTATGGTAGCCCTATCGGACTTTTGCAGGGATAGAAGAGACGAGCACGTCAAACTGTCCAATGAAACCGCCATGAAACAATCCCAAAAAGGTTTCACCCGGATAGAAGATGCAGCGTGCGCCATGATTGAGGGAGTAAAAAACATTCAGGAGCTCAAAAAAAAGGCTAAAAACGATTTCAGCGCCTTCACAGAACTTTTTCCTAACGTTCCCAACAACCATACTGCCTACACCTATTGGAAGGCATACGGGGGAAATGAGAATGCAATACGGGCTATATACGGAGATAATGCACCACCTCCCAATATAGCAAGCGACGATATAGGAAAATTCTTATGCGAGTATAACATCAGAATCAATCACAAATAAATATTATCAACCACTTCAAAATTAAGTAACCATGGCAAGTAATGAAAGTTTCAAACAGGCAATCAAAGCCTATCTGGACAAACGGGCGGAAGAAGATTCACTGTTCGCCCCCAAATATGCGAATGAGAAGAAAAGCATTGATGAATGCTGTAGTTATATCATGGGTGAAGCCAGGAAGCGTGGTAACGCCGTAGCGATTTCAGACGAGGAGGTCTACGGGATGGCGGTGCACTACTATGATGAGGACGATATCAAAATAAACCGGCTGCCTGCCGGAGAGAAAACGTCCGTATCATCCTCCGCCAAACCTGTGGAACTCACCGAAGAAGATGAGAAAGCGGCACGTGACAAAGCAATCGCACGGCTGGCGGAAGAACAATACCAGACACTCAGGAAGAAAAACGTCCGAAAGAAAGCGGATGATAATGTCCAACAAATGAGTTTGTTCTAGCCATGAAACCGAGAACGAAATTACAATTTAGGGTAGTTGGTTTGAGTAGCCAGCTACCCGATATAAAAAGTATGATGACTGAGTGGGCTAATAATGGTTGTCTGAACCATATAGGATATGCTACCAAGTCCCGTGTCGTATGTATGGAGTGTGGAGAACGTTTTTCTACAGAACTTGTAAATCGCAAGCGTGCCGTTTGTCCTCATTGCGGTGCATCCTTAAAAATAGAATGGTCGAGGAAACGTACTAATAAGCAGTTTATAAGTATAGGAAAGGCGGATATATATGAAGAGTTCCAGGTTATCCGATGCTTTGAACTATATGCTTATTATCGTGAAGGCAGGGAACCTCATTATTTTATTCGGGAAGTGCTTCAACATTGGATTAAAGACGATGGAAAACGGGAAGTGATGGCTCTTGCAAGAAATACAGGCTGTAGTGGTTGGTGTGGAAATCTTGAAATTCGTAACAAGACTGTAGGATCGTATTATAGTATCGGAGATAATGATGTTTACTGTGATAAATACCATCCGGATTCTGTATTCAAACCGCAATACACAAGGATGGGAATAGATTACAGACTTCATGGACTGTCATTTCTTGATGCAATTAATGCCATTCCTGTTAATCCTCAACTCGAAACGCTTCTTAAAGCAAAGCGGTATGATTTATTGAGTCATTGGTACAGGCTTCGTTATAAAGTGAGCAGCTATTGGCCTTCTATAAAAATCTGTCTTCGGAACAAGTATAAGATAAAGGATGCTTCGATGTGGTTTGATTATTTGGACTTGCTGGCACGTTATCATAAAGACCTGCATAACGCTTACTATGTTTGCCCTACGAATCTGAAAAGAGCACATGACTTATATGTGGCAAAGAAAAAGCGTGATGATGAAAAGGCACGCAAGGCACGTGATATGCAGCGTTTGCTTGAACTTAAGAAATACGCCGAAGACTACATTAAGGAGAAATCGAAATTCTTTGATTTGAAACTGTCGGATGGTAAAATAGTGGTGATACCGTTGAAAAGCCTTGAGGAATTTAAGAAAGAAGGAGAAATTATGCACCATTGTGTATTCTCAAATGAATATTTCAAGAAAAAGGATTCTCTTATCCTTTCTGCCCGAATAGGTAGTAAACGTATTGAAACTGTTGAAGTCAATCTTAAATCGTTTCAGATAGTACAGTCAAGAGCCGTATGCAACGGAACATCGGAGTATCACGACCGCATCATCCGGCTAGTGGAGAAGAACATGAGTCTGATCAAAAAACTTACTGCATGAACATCTATCACACAGAACCCAGATTCGACTGCGAGAAATTCGCTCCATGCGGGCGCATCTCCCTGCACAAATGCCGGAAATACAAAGGCAGACTGGATGAATGCAGGGGATGTACGCTTGTACACCGTAAAGCCAAGACGGTTGCCGGTAAGGAAGCCGGAAGAAAGGTTTGTCCGCATTGCGGACGTTTCCTTCCGCTCCACCGGTTCTATAACAGGACTGTCAGATGTGGGGATAAGGAATACCGATGTCTCACCTCCTGGTGCAAGATGTGTATGAGTGAAGTCGCAGCGGAAAGAAATCGTAATAATTAATTTAAGTTTCCAATGAAAAATGTAACGAAAATAGCCAAGAAGTCAGCCGGACTTAGCCAAAAATGTTCGATTTGTCCACTTATGCGAAGATGTACTTTAGAAATCCATAGAGCTTGTTTTGACAGCTTTGTGGAAGGTTTCAAGAAAGGGGCCAGAGCTGCTGAAAAAGAAATAAACAAGAAATTCAAAACAGGAAAAATATGAATATAATCAATAGATTGACTCAGCTAATCGCTGATGCGGACGAAGCATATAAACAGTCCATTATTGCCATCTTGAATGAAATAGTTCCTGATTTAGACGTGGAGTCTAAGCAAGAAATCGCTAAAAAGATTTGTTGGGATAAACACGGAAGTGGTAGCCCTGATGAAATCATACTAATGTATGATGGTAGGGCTTTCGATAATCCTGCTTTAGTTGATATTCTTACTGAACGAATCCAGAAAACAAGAAAAGATAATAAAGATCTGGAACCAGATATTGATAAACGCTATTGGTGTGAAACATGTGGATCGCATTCACATGAAACAAACCCTGATACTGGGTATTGCTTCAATTGCAATACTGATAATTGGGAACCGGAAAACTATAGAGATGTAATGTAATTCAAATCGATATAGAAATGAATGAATTGGAACAAGACAAAAGATATGTTTTTGGAGATATGATTATAGTAGCCACTACTGACTTTGACTTTAATCCTATCCTAAAAATTAGCACAGATGATGGAAATGTGATTGTAATGCCATCATCCGATAATAAGATTATTGTAAAATCAACTGCGAATAAATAACAAGAAAGAAATGAGTAAAACAACAATTTATTATCTATTCCTAGTAGCAATGTATATGCTGCTAGGGTAGGTGGAAAGGAAAGATATGGATAAAGATAAATTTAACAGAGCAATGGAACTAAACAATAAAATAGAGGAATACAAAAGTCATAAGACAGCATTTGAAAGTTCTAACATAAAATATGGTGGTAAATTGATATTTACATACAACAGTATGCACAATAATGTACCATTAAAGAAAGAAATTATTGGTAAGAATTTCCTTCATAACTATATGTATGCTTTAGATAGCAAGATAAAAACATTACAAAAAGAGTTTGACGAATTATGATAAAGGAAGAAACCAAACAGACAGTAGAAGAAGCAGCAAGAGAAAATATCTTGTTTAATCACAGGACAGTTGACAGTTTCAATCCACACACCCACGAAGGGTGTGACTATCTTTCCCACTTTTCATATTAACATTCATCAAAGAAGAATGCAAGACTTTACAGGTTACCAGTGAAATACTTTCCTGTAATTCTTTATCTTACCAGCAATTCGGCATTGATATCAACAAAGGAATTATAACACACATAACAAAGTATTGACAAGCCGTGTCAGTACTTTGTTTTCCTCATTTTTCCCCTTAGCTCCCTTATTAAGTACCTTCGTTTCTGTAACGCAAAAAAAGCAATTATGGAAATTATTTACAGAAAACTAGAGGAACTGAAGAAACTGGAAAACAATCCAAGAACTATTTCGGATGAACAGCTAGACAAACTTAAAGAGTCAATCCGAAACAATCCGGATTATTTCGAAGCCCGACCGATCATCCTGTCAGACCGTACTGGCGAATTGATCATTATAGCCGGAAACCAAAGGTATGATGCCTGTATATCGCTAGGTATGCAACAAGTACCGACCGTTCTTATTCCCAACCTGACCGAGGAAAGGGAACGTGAGCTAATCATACGTGATAACGTTAACAACGGACAATGGGACATAACCAAGTTGTTTGACTGGGATTGTAACGAGTTGCTTAATTGGGGTATGGAAGGCATCAGCTTTCCTGATCCGACAGATTTTTCAGAAGATATAGAAGACAGTCATAATGTTCTCAAGAACGCAAACTATGAAGCCGGAGCTCATATCAAATATTTAGTATTTGAGGGGTATAAGATTCCAGTCAGTGAAAGCGAACTGGAAGCACTGAAAGCACGGGCTTCTGAATATTTGGATGAGAACGGTGTAATGGTTGGTTTTGTTAATAATCTACTTGGCTTATGATGGAATACATAGACATATCAATATTGAACCCGGCAGAATATAACCCACGCCTGCTCACTAATGAAGCACAAGAAGATTTAAAAAAATCCATCAAGGAATTAGGCATTATCAAACCGATCATCATACGTCAATCGGATAAACGTATCATGGCAGGACACCAACGTACAAAGACAATGAAGCTGCTTGGGTATACCCATGTTCCAGCCTTTATTCTTGACGGTGTAAACTCCACCGATGAAGTAAGGTTCAACCAACTTCACAACTATGCGGAATGTGAGTTGTCGGAAATCCAACCAGAAATCAATGTAAGTCTTCCTAAAGGAACAGAAGGATTTTATACTGTATCCAACAAAGATATCTCCATTCTTTCCAAAGGAGGAAACAACTCACGTGTTGTTGACCTTACGAAAATGATTCTCCGCTACGGCCAGTTTGCAAATGCCGTATGTGACCATACCGGGAAAGTGATCATCTCAACAGTATATGCCAAAACGGTAAAACTATTAGGTATGGACCTACTTGTATATGTCCTTCCAGAAGGGAAAGAAGAAATCGCGCTCAAATACTTCTCTAAGGAATATGGAGTGTTCGAGTATTCCCATCTGGAACGAAAGACCTATATACAGTCTTTTGCCCAAAAGGCACGGCTACGGCAAAAGAACGGGGTTCCAAGCAAGCGTAGCCATTCAACGTTGTATGAAACGCAGGTTATACCATACATCACCAAGGATATGCGCATACTCGATTTCGGTGCCGGACAAAAGGATTACGCAACCATGCTGAAGAAAAAAGGCTATCTCATTGACGCAATTGAATTCTTCCACCGCAAAGATGGAGCGGACATCATTGATGAAAAGGAAATCAGGCAAGACTGTGCTTCCATATGCAAGACCTTGTCGGACTACGGGCTGTACGATGTGGTTGTGTGCGATAGCGTGTTGAACTCTGTAAACTCAGAAGAGGATGAAAATAATGTCTTACTTTCGTTATCAGCATTATGCAAGCCCGGAGGAATGATATTCTGGTCTGGCATTCCGCTGCTGTTCGCCCAGAAATCATCTGAACGCAAGGAAACACACGACCATCGTTCTAAAGCCGTATTTCTTGACGCAAAGAACTTCACAGCCAACTTCCGTTTTGGTGAATGGTACTTCCAGCATTATCATTCCACAGCTGACATCATCAGATTAAACACAGCTTACATCGGAAAGGATTTTAACATATTCGATAAAGGAATGAAGATAAGCCCAGAAAAAGAGTTAAGAGGTTCGTCATTTCAAGTAGCATCAACCAACGGAAGGAGCGCAAGTAAGAATGATTATCTGAAAGCGTTGCAATATGAATTCACACTTCCTCTTCCCAATAATCGCAAATGGGATCTGGACAAAGAAATTATACCAATCTTTAAAACACTATAAACAATGGCAGCACCTAAAGGAAATCAGTTTTGGATGTTACGCAGCAAGCATGGCAGGGATAAACTCTTCGCCACGCCTGAAGCGTTATGGGAGGCGGCGTGCGAATATTTCCAATGGTGTGATGAAAACCCATGGACAACAAGAAAGGCTATACAACGTACCATGCCTGTTAGACGCAAAAAAGGTAAAAGAACAGAAACTGTTAATGAACAGCAAACACAACAAGAAGTTTCACCTACACAGCGCCCCTACTCTCTCACCGGATTATGTATCTATCTAGGTACTTCATCACGTTGGTGGAGTAGCTTCAGAAGTGAATGCATGAAAAAAAATGATGAAGATTTTTTGCACGTCATCGCGCGGGTGGAAGAAACCATCGAGACTCAACAATTTGAAGGAGCCTGTGTTGGCGCTTTCAATGCAAACATTATAGCCCGAAAGCTAGGGTTGTCCGACAAACAGGAAGTGGATCATACAACACAAGGCAAACCCTTCAACGGATTTGACTTTCTTCCCTATACTCCCGAAGCTGACAAATTGAAGTGATATGGAGCAAAAGGTTAACTTAAAACAGCGATTGGCATACAATTTTCTTCGTGACAGCAAAACGAAATTTTTATTGTATGGTGGTGCCGGAGGTGGTGGTAAATCATGGCTAGGCTGTGAATGGCTGATGCAATGTGCCTACTATCTTCCCGGTACTCGCTGGTTTGTTGGCCGAAATAATTTGAAGGATAGCCGTGAGTCCGTTACCGTGACCTTCAATAAGGTAGCATCTTCTCACAGCTTCACGGCATACAAGACAACAAATGAAGGGATAGCCTTCGACAACGGAAGTGAAATCGTTTATATTGACTTGACGTATTATCCGGTGAAAGATCCGATGTATGAACGATTGGGGTCTAAGGAATATACAGGAGGATGGATAGAGGAAGCTGGTGAAGTGCACTACCTTGCCTTCGAAGTCTTGAAAACCCGTATCGGCCGCCACATGAACGATGTATATCATGTACCCGGAAAGATACTTATCACCTGCAACCCGAAGAAAAACTGGCTATACCGTGAATTCTACAAGCTCTGGAAAGAAGACAAATTACAAGCTCCTTATGCATTTATCCAGGCTTTGGTGCAGGATAATCCTTGGGCAACAGAAGACTACATCGAAAGTCTTCGAAACACAAAAGACCGGGTAACAAAGGAACGCCTATATTTCGGCAATTGGGAGTATGATAATGACCCGACTGCCCTGTGTAACTACGACGCTATCTGTGACTTGTTCACGAATGAGTTCATTGCTCCTGCAGGTGAATCTACCGGTTCTGCAGACCTTGCAATGAAGGGACGAGACAGATTTATCGCCGGTCATTGGAAAGGGAATGTGTGTTTTATCAAACTGGATCAGGAATACAGTACTGGAAAATCCATTGAAACAGACCTGAAGCGAATGATGATAGAATGCTCTATTCCTCGTAGTAAGATGATTGCGGACTCTGACGGATTGGGGAACTATCTTGAAAGCTATCTGAACGGTATCAAGGAGTTTCATGGAGGAGCACGACCTATTAATCCTGAATTTGACAATTTGAAATCAGAGTGTGCCTTCAAACTGGCTGAGATGATTAACAATCGATTGCTTCGTATTGTATGCACGGAAGCACAGCGAGAACGGATCATTGAAGAATTGTCAGTTCTCAAACAAGCACATATTGATGCAGACACACGGAAGAAAGGAATAATCAGCAAAGAAAAAATGAAAGAAATATTAGGTCATTCCACAGATTACCTTGATATGCTGATAATGGCAATGATATTCCGCATCAAACCAACACCCAAACGACCAAAAGCAAAAATAGGAAAGATATGACAGTAAAAGAATTTTTGACAATAAGCAGCATTGCCACCGAACCCGAGGTCATTAGAACCAAGTTGGATGAACTGAGAAAACCTTATCAACTAGGGCAGTATAAGACACCAGATACCCTAAACGACATAAATATGGGAGAACTGATGCAACTGCAATCCATCGAAACAGAACACGATATCTTGTTCGTTCCCTGTACTGTACTGATGGGGCTGAGTAAACGTTATATATCCCAACTTCCAGCTAGCGATGTACTGGGATTCGTACAATGGGTGGCCAAAGAAGTTGAACGAATAAATAAACTATTCGCGTCGACTAATGTACCACCCACACCCGAAGAGAAGCAAGCAGGATCCGAATTGCTAAATTTTGGACCTTTCGGCATGATTGATTACTATGCGCAGCGCATGGGTATCACTGATCATGCAGAAGTAGACAGCGTGCCATGGGTCAGAATATATAAATGTCTTGACATGGACGCCAAAAGAGTAAGATTCGAACGTAGATTAAGAAACATATTAAGTAAGAAGAAATGACGGTAGAGCAAAAAATTAAAAAGATAGTAGACTCCATGGAGGGTGTAAGTTACCTTTTTGACAACTGGCAAACAGCCAATATAAGACTGGACAAGATTAAATTGCCGGCAGTGCTTAATCTCCTTCCTGTAAGCGGAACTTTTAATCTAGGCAGACAGCAGTTAAGAGACTGCCCTAACTGTATGATGGCATTCATGGATAAAACCAAGTTCGATTTTGATGGCACAGAAAATGATGCAGTGATAGAAGGATGCAAGAATAAAGCCAAAGAATTCATATTGCTATTGAACAGGAGTGGGATGTTCAAAGAAATATCAGGAGATATCCCTTATTCTGTTTTCTATGACAAGCTGGATGTTAATGTAACCGGAATAGTTATCCAACTTAAGTTAGAAGAGATAATGGGTACTGTTATTTGCAACAAGAGCGTGAAAGAGATTGTATATGGCAGCAGAAACTAAAGCCGGAACCCTAAGAATAATAGGTGAAGAGCTGGAAGCGTTACGCAAGCGAATTATAGCCAACCATGAAGCAGCCGGACAAGTAGCCAGTGGAAGGACAAAGGGCAGTCTGAAAGTAGAAATGTCGGAGGACGGAGGCGTTTTGTGGGGCAGGCAGGCATTCGCTGTACTAGAAACCGGACGTGGACCAGGGAAAGTACCGAAAGGATTTTACAAGATTATCCGCCAATGGGTGGAAGATAAGGGTATACAAGTAAAGAAGCCCGATTCCTTCGCCTACCTTGTCGCTAGAAAGATAGCCAAGGAAGGAACGGAACTATACCGAAACAGAAAACATGAGGAAATCTATTCCCGTGATCTAGAAAATACCGTGGACAATATAGCTAGCAGGGTATCGGCTATATATGAAACAGAAGTTGAACATATAAATCTGAATTTCGACAATGAGAACACATACGATAGATAATACAACAATTGAATATCCTGACCAAATAGGATTCTGCTTTAATCCTGTGATAATAAATATCCTTGGCGGAAACTATCAATCTGTTACTGCAACGGTAACGGACACCACCACAGCCACATCAGACAGAGAGAACAGAGCGACGTTCGGTGGTTCCTGCTTCTTTGACCTATCATTCTATACGCAGAGCTATTTTGACGAATACAGAGAAGTCGATTACAAGTCAACTCACACCGAAGATAGTAAGTTAGGACGTCTGTTTAGCATAGAGCTTGATATGTATAACGAATCAGGAACACTTGAAAACAGCTTCCAGTTCAACGTATTCATATTGTGGGGAGCCAGTAAGGTTGGAGAGCAGTATAATGGAAGCCGAGTGCTGACATGGTTCAAAAACTACCCATTCTCTGTAGGCTTATACTCTGCAACATCAGGGAATGTAAAAGTAACTATAGATGGTTCCGAAAGCTCCCCTATCGCATTATCAGGACAAAATGCATGGAATATCATTCTTGCTGGAATAGATGCTTCAGACAGGGTGGAATTTTATCTACCTGGAAGTAATACGGCAGCATCTGTTTTTGACCACACCTTTGATTTCACCTTCCGAGGGCTGCTCAATATGGCCACAAAGATCACTTGTAAGGTTGACAATTCAGACTGTGGAATATACTTGAGATGGATCAACCGCCATGGAATGTGGTGTTACTGGCTATTCATGCAAGGAGACGAGACTTCGCAGGTATCCAATGACGGAGAGTTCATCAGAAACAATATGCAGGATTACAGTTACAAGAACGGATACCATGGAGGTAGCGGACGAAAGCAAAGGAAAATGGAAGAAACGACACTTCCCGTATGCGCTCCATTAATAGACAGCATAACTTATGACTTCCTTTACCAAATGGCCACATCTCCTGTTGTTGATATGTTCATGGGCTATGATGATAACGGTAACGCCAGATGGATGGCCGTAAATGTGTCTGTGGGAAATTTCGTCAAACAGCGGGTATCACTGCAAGACTTTGAAGCGAACATTATATTACCTGAAACTAACGTACAGAGCTTATGACAGAACAACTACTATTCATAGATAACAAAGCAATGGATATTAATGAAAGTACCAATATCACATTGAATTTTAGAAGTAATATTTTTAGCGATGTAAGCAAGATCACAAGCAACAACACATACTCCATCAAGCTACCTTTGACAGTCAACAACTGTCATGTGATTAATTATGCGCATCTCCCATCCCATTCAGCACAATATGCTCGTATCAACCACAAAGGACGCTATTTGCGCAATGGGATTGAAATCATACCGGACGCCAGCGTCATTCTTATAGAAATATCCGAAACCATAGATATAGCCATGACATGGGGCAATGTTTCTAAATTTGCAGAAATTGTAAATGACAACAAGACATTGCAGGATTTATCGTACGGCAGGACAGAAAACGAAGATTACATCATTTGGAAGAAAGGAGACAATTCGCCCCGAATACCTAAAATTGATTATGGCTTTAAAAATGATGAGCCGGCTGCCTGGTATCACCCTGTGGTTACAGCTATGTGGGTTTTGAACAAAATAGAAGCTGATGCCGATATCACCTTTAAATTCCAAGAACAACACTACGAACTGTTGAAAACTTTAGTTATTCCATTGCTTTCAAGAAATAGCGCACCAAAAGAAATCGAAGCTCGCACTACAACTTTAACAAATGACGGAATATCTCCATATAATATTCCAGGAGGATGGATTCTCAAAATATTCCAATTTGTGGAAAGTGGATCTGACTATTATGTGGCTATAACAAAAGATTCGTCAGGCAAGGTAATCGGATTCAAGCCGCAGAAAGAGAACGTACCCCTTAGAATTATTGGAACTATCAATATAATAGTCAATACTAGCCAGGAACCACAAAGTTCAGGTGAATATGGTGTTTCTTTCGATATACGGAACAAAGAATCCATAACCAGCAAGTTGAAATTCAGGTGTAATCCGAGTATATCCTTATTACAAGAAAATCAATACAGGTATTCTTTCACTATAGATGGGGAGTTTAATCCAGGAGATACAGAGGAACTCAGCGCTATACTGTACGATCCTTATGCAGAATTGGGGAATTATACAATAGAAGAAGGAAGCTATGTCAAAATAACGATGCGAGATACTGTCTATTTGAAAGACACTGATGAAGCAAACTCCCGGTTCTATTATGTTCCAAACCTACCTGATATAAAACAGATAGACTTTATCAAAGCTATAGCATCTATTTGTGGAACTTTTGCCATTCCCGGCAATGGAAATGTCGTAAGCTTCGTTCCTATTGATACCATCATAGAAAATAAGACCAAAGCTCTGAACTGGACCAAAAGAGTTATCGCCTCATATAGTGCAAACCGTCCTAAAAATATATCTTTCAAAATTGACGGATTCTCTCAAAGAAATGTATACAAATGGAAAAATGACGACAAAAACAAATACAATGGAATCATATACGTTGACGATAAGACTTTGGAATATGAACAGGAAACGCTGACATTGCCTTTCGCAGCGTCTGAAATGAAAGGTGGAATCGCAACTATCCCGATATATTCCTATACATCTGACGGAGCTTTACAATATAACGAAAGTACAGATCCCAGACTACTGGTCCTAAAGAACGACAATACAGCAACTTTTGACGGTCTGGACTGGAACACTATTATTGAAAACAACTACAAATCTTATCAGAAATATATCAGAGAACCTAAGATTATTACCGAGCTGGTAGAAATCAGAGATCATGAATTACGAAACTTGGATATGTCTGTACCTGTTTATCTGGCCCAATATGGAAAATATTACGCAGTCATATCAATAAAAGCAGAGAAAACAGGTATTTGCGAATGTAAACTTTTTCAATTGGATTAATTATGGCAGACAAAGTAGAAAAGATACTTGATATCAAAGTGAATTATAATGAAGCTATCAAAGCTATAGCCGAGTATCAGACAAAAATCGACAAAGCCAAAGAAGCAGAGGCGAAACTGAAGGAACAGTTAAAGGCTGGAGACATAAAAAGGCAGCAGTACAATGAAGAAATGGCGGCATCTAAAGTCTATATCAACGACTGTAATGATTCGATACGTATTATAACGAAAACAATGCAAAATCAGCTCAAGCAGGAGAAGGCGCAAGAAAACAGCCTTGTTTCTCTCCGTGCCAAACTGTCAAATCTAACGGCTGAATACGATGCTTTATCCGAAGCGGAACGGAATGCGGCTACAGGCATTAAGTTACGGGATAAAATTAATGAGGTTACTGATGCTCTGAAGGACGCTGAAGAAGAGACACAGCGGTATTACCGAAATGTTGGCAATTACAAGGAAGCTATAATGGAAGCCGCCAATGCCAATATCCCGTTCGTGCAACAGATAAATGTAATGGTGACCTCTTTGGGCGGAGTAAAAAATTACATAAGTAATGTAAATCAAAAATTGATTACTGTTGCAAAAACCACGACAGGACTAACAAGAGTAGTCAAACTACTTGGAACCGCCATGCTAGGACTTGGAATAGGTGCTCTTTTGGTTGTACTGGCTTCTCTTGTATCATGGTTCACCAAAACACAGAAGGGCGTGGAAGCAGCCAATAAAATAATGGGGGCTCTGGGTGCCACTGTAAATGTCTTAATAGACCGGGCAGGCAAGTTGGGAAGTGCTTTAGTGAATCTGTTTACCGGGAACTTCAAACAGGCGGGGAATGATGCCAAATCCATATTCGCTGGTATCGGTGATGAAATAGTCAATGAAACCAAACAGGCGTGGAAGCTGGCAGAAGTCTTGAATGAGATAGACAAGAGGGAAGTCATGCTGTCCATGTCACGTGCCGCTAACCGAGCTGAAATTGAGAAGCTGAAAAAAGCTGCAGATGACCAAACCCTATCCACACAGGAACGTATTAAAGCTGCGGAAAAAGCTGCGGAAATTGAGAAGAAGGACCTTGCCGTACAGACAGAACTAGCAGAAGCAAGACTGGCTAACACCCTTGGATTTACCGAGATGAACAATGAAGTACGCAAGTTGATGGAGCAGATTAAAGCTGGTGATATTACAGCCGATGAAGTAATAGAAAAACTTGGGTTATCAGATAGTACGATAGAAGACCTTAAAGTGTTCCGTGACCAATTCAACGAACTTCAGGAGCTAATGGAAGATAGCTACGGCCGTCAGACAGAGCAGCAAAACACCCTAAACTCTATCCGCCAGGAAGGTGCAGACAAAGCAAAGGAAGCAAAGCAAACAGAACTGGAAGCAGTAAGGGCAGCAGAAGATGCTATGCTTGCCTTGGTGAAAGACAAAAGAGAACAAGCACGGAAAGAGATTGAATTGAACTATTCCCGGCAGATTGAGGATTTGCAAATCAGTTTAAAGCAAGAAGAGAACCTTACCGCCAAGGCTCGTGAAGCCATCAACGCCAAAATAAAGGCTTTGGAACAACAAAAATCTATGGAGCTTAGCAAGCTGTCCGATGAGGAGCTGAAAAAAGAACTGGAGAACCGTTTAAAAATGATATCCCTGCAATTGGAATCGGTCAAGGAAGGCAGCGAACAGGAATACCAGTTAAAGATACAACAATTACAAGCACAACAAGAGGCGGAACTCTCCAGCACAGAACAGACCGAAGAAATGAAACTGGCCATTAAAGCAAAGTACAATACCAAGATAGACGAACTGGCAACAGCTCATGAGCAGAATATTATCAACAAGCAAAAGGAAGCCATGCGCATACGCTTTGAAACGGAAATCGCACAAGCATATGATAACGAAGAGGAAATTCTTCGTATAAGGATGGAACAAAAGAAAGCAGAGCTCGATAGCCTGCAGCAAATGGAAGGTGAAAGTATAGAAGCATTCAATCTTCGCAAGCTGGAAGTACAGAATGCTTATCTGGAATCCAAAAAAGAACTGAGCGATAAGGAGATTGAAATAGAACAAGCTAAATATGAGGCAATGGAACAGGTGACAAATGGTCTTGTAGCTCTCACAGAACAAATTGGGGAGTCTGACAGAGGGTTTGCTATGGCAAGCAAAATGTTGGCTTTGGCAGAGATCGCCATCAATTCAGGTAAGGCGATCGCAAAAATGGTATCCGCTGAATCAGGGAAAGGTATTCTTGGTATAGCTACAATGGCATCAGGTATTGCAACAATCCTTTCTAACATTGCAAATGCTGTTAAGATAGTAAAAAGTGCTAAATTTGCAGAAGGTGGTTTGGTTACAGGACCGGGGACAGGAACGAGCGACAGTATTCCGGCACAGTTGTCGAATGGAGAATCCGTTATAACCGCCAAAGCTACGTCCATGTTCGCCCCTATCCTATCATCCTTCAATATGATGGGTGGAGGTGTACCTATTAATGTAACAGCAACGAATAATCAAACTTTAGGCGAAGATATGCTGGCCAGAGCAGTCGCCAAAGGAATGATGATGGCTCCTGCCCCTGTCGTTTCTGTAGAAGAGTTTACTTCAGTTGCGAATAGAATTAAATACATAGAAGAAAGCGGTAGTTTATGAAAGCATACGAACTATTATATATAAACAGGAACACTCTTAGGATAATGTCTGAAATGTCATTAGATGCATCAGATATTAAATACCTGGGAATGTATAAAGACTACACCCGTCTTACGGCTGAAGGTCATAAAAAGGCATATATCATGCAGTACCTGGCAGATGAATACAGCATTTCAGAAAGGACCATCTATAGAGTCATTGACAGGTTGTCCGTTGACGTTTCAATTCAATAAGGGGGAAGATTATTCTTCCCCCTATTTTTTTTACTGACAAAGCGTGTCAGTGCTATTATGTTCTGAAATTCTTATAGCCATATACCGTTTTTTACCTTTGCTTCAAAATAGATTATATATGGCGAAATTATTCATCAATAAAGACATAGCTCCTGATACTGATAAATACAAGTATTGGCTCACAGGTGAAGACAGTGTATCGTTTTCCGACATACAATACTTTATCGACTGGATGCCATCAGACGACAACCGGATAGATGTAGAGATACACTCATGCGGCGGAGACTGTGTAGAAGGGTATGCCATCTATGATGCCCTACGTGCTTCCGGAAAGGAAATATCGTGTAAGGTAGTAGGACGATGCGCATCAATGGCCACTGTGATACTTCTTGCCGCTCCATTAGAACGAAGGACAGCATACGCTCATTCCGAATTACTTATTCATAGCCCATATTACGGCAGTGCGCCTAACGGGATACTTACTGTAGCCAAAATGGAAGCTATGATCAATGAATTGAACTCGGATAAAGAAAAAATGTTGGCCCTCTATACAGAACGGACAGGAAAAACACGTGAAGTTCTAGAAGCCCAAATGGCTACAGACAGCTGGTTCTCTCCGGAAAAAGCAATAGAACTGGGATTCATATCATCCATTGTACCTGCAATATCGGCAAAAGTAGAACTTAATATTAATCAAAACCCTAAAGGAATGACAAAAGGAAAAGAAACGGCTGTACCACAGTCCTTGTTAGACCGCTTATTAAAAAAGTGTGGCTACGCAAAAATCGAAGATGTACCCACTGTTGGATTAGTAATTACCACATCCACAGGTGACGAACTGAATGTTGAACGTGAAGAAGGAGAAATCCAAGTGGGCGATCCCGCATCACCAGACGGGGAACATGTTTTAGAAGACGGACGTACTGTAGTAGTACAGGACGGGGTAATTACAGAAATCAAAGAGCCTGGAAGTGAAGATGAAGATGTCGATGCATTGAAAGCACGCATTGACGAACTTGAAGCGGAGAATAAAGAGCTAAAGGAAAACGCCAAGAGCGAAGAAGATGTAAAGATATTAGCTGCCGTTAAGGATGCAGGAGGCATAGACAAACTTACCAAAGCAGCTTCCAGCAAATATACCCCAGCAGGACGTGTGCAGCCGACAAACAGCAAAAAGAATGATGCTGCACCTGTTGGAATCATACAGAAAAAACTTGCAGAAGCCCGAGAAAAGAACAAAAATCGTTATCAAAAAAAGTAATCAAGTATGGAAATCTTAGAATCAGTAAAAAATCTAACAAAAGACAATGGGGCGGTAAAAGACTTACGAGACCTTTTAGTCCTAACCAATTTTGTTGATGAAACCTTGGAACAGTTCTTTACCTTCCGACAAAACGTCGCAAATGGCGAAAAACTCGGATGGACAGGAGAAATGAGTGATATCGGTTGGGCTGGTGCCAAATGTAATCCGACATATAAAACGCCAACAATCGAAGCTGCTGAGAAGACATGGGATATTGGCGACTGGTCTACTCCGTTAAAATGGTGCTACGAGGACTTTATGAATACCATTGCCGAGTATGCGTTGAAAACAGGCTCTGATATCGGAGATCTGACCTCTACGGATATTATGGATGTTATTATCTATCCTGCCTTGGACAGAGCTATCAAACGTATGTTTTGGCGTTTTATATGGTTTGGAGATAAGGAAGCCAAAGACACAGATTCTTCCGGACAAATAACATCGGGAGTAGATGTGGAACTATTCAAGCCCTGTAATGGCTTATGGAAACAATTGTTCGCCATAGGAGCGGCCAGTGAAGCCCAGCATACTAAAATCGCAGCCAATGACGAAGCGTCAACAGCTCTGCAGCTAAGCAAGATAAAGGAAGCTGGTGTCGCTATTGGTATATTCGATTCTATTCTGGACTCTGCTGATCCGCGCATATCAGGTCTTGACGGTACAGCCCTTTACGTAACAAAATCTCTTGCAGATGCCTTGACAAAAGATCTGAAACGTGAATACAAGCTTATCCTCGAATGGGAACAGATATTCAAAGGACTGGAAGTTTCTGAGTACAATGGAACGCCTATCTACAAGGTGTCCATTTGGGACAGAATGATCATGCAGTACCAAAACAATGGGACCAAGCTGAACCTTCCTCACCGTGCGGTATTCGGTTCGCCAAAGCAAATGTTCGTAGGTTCTCCTGCAGGTCAAATCATCTCCGAACTAGAACTGTGGTTCAATCAGGACGAACGTGTAACCAAGGCTTATTCCGCAGGTCGTTTGGGCTGTCTGATTGGAGAAGATAATTTATTCCAAATCGCTTATTAAAATGAGTAACATGGCAGTATGTGACATAACTATCAAGAAGGACATCGCACCATCGTGCGATGATCCTATTGTTCCAGGATTGGAACAGGAGGGCGTAATAATGAATCGTGCAGAAGTGGATTTCGGTGCGGTTACTTTCAACGCAACCCGTAAGAATGTGATCGAAACTCTTGCACTGAAAACAGGTAAAAAAGGTTACAAGGTACAGGTATTCGGTGCAACCCCCTTTACTGGTACTAATACAGCCTTGGCAACAGGAACCTATCGTAACACGTTCACTAACACAGTGAACATGGTTGTATTAGCAAATGACCCCGATGTATGCAATGACATTATTGACGGGCTCGCTAATGGTGAGTTTGTCATTGTTTTGGAAAATAAAGCCAAAGGGTTAAATAAAACCGAGAATCCAGGAGATTCAGCTTTCCAAGTATACGGTTACTACCAAGGTTTGAAAGCCGCAGAGATTGGCAATGACAAGTACTCTGAAGAAACGGAAGGGGGATGGAGTATCTCTTTGCAAGAAACGAAGGTTCCCAAATCAGCATTATTCTTGTACAAGACATCTTATGATGCGACAAAAACACTTGTTGAAACACTGACAAAACCATCTGAATGATTATGGAGTTAAAAGAAGTGGTTGATAAATTAAAGGAGTTAGGAGGCTTACCCTCCTACTCTTCTTCTGATAAATCAGAGATAGAAAGATTGTACAAGGAAGTGTTGGGAAAAGAATTCACCAAGACATCGTGTAACGACTGCTATCGCGATGCTGTAATCGAAATGACTGTTTACATCAAAAAGAATAACCGTATGAAAGAAAAATGTAATTATAGATTAAAGAATGGTGTCCTACTTCAGCCGGAGTTTGGAAGCAGTGAAATGTACACTAATGACAATCTCACTGATGAAGTTGCTGAAAAGTATCTTGCCAAAAATCCGAAAGGTGAAATTTATTTCGCCCATGTACCTACGGACTGGAAAGAACGTATCAACAAACGTGTATACAATCAAAGCCTGCTTGATTCAATGGTAGAATCATTACAAGACGGAGTTTCTGAAGAATCCGTGACCGATACGTTGAAAGATTTCCAAATCAACGGCAAGAAGATCAGTAAAAAAGCTCTGAATCTGCATCTAAGCAAGGCCATTGAAATTGTGAGCGCAATGCAGGGAGAAGACGAAGATAAAGTTAACGAAAAAGAATAAAGAATATAATCCTCACGGACATGAGAGTAAAAGACTTAAAAAAGAAAAGCAATAACCGCATTGATACAAGCTACCTACAAAGCCTTGGAATTCAAACATACGGACAGGACAACCTGTATCCGCAAACATTAAAAAATATTATTGCTGCAAGCTCTACAGGATCCGAATGCTCAGACCGTTTCGCTGACTTTATCGAAGGAAACGGATTCCGTGAGGTTGCTTTATCGGAATATGTGGTAAACCGTAAGGGTGACACTGTTGACGATATCCACTCCCTTGTGTGTAAGGATATGGCGGACATGAACGGTATTGCCCTGCACGTCAATTACAATATACTGGGTGACATTGTAGAACTACATCATATACCCTTTGAAAACTGCCGGCTAATGGAAGAAGATGAAAACGGTTATGTGGCAAAAATAGCAGTGCATCCAGACTGGAGCGGAAAGAAGACACGTAAAGGGAAAGCTCTGCAGGTCAAGAAAGAAAACATCGACTACATAGACGTTTTTAACCCCAAAAAAGATGTGATACTGGCTCAAATAGAAGCAGCCGGAGGCATTGAATACTACAAAGGTCAAATCCTATGGGTGTCAATGGCCGGGAAAAATACTTATCCTGTCGGGAAAGGTGACCGGGTGGCTACAGAAATGAGTACCGATGAAGGGCTGTCCAATGTCAAGTACAGAAATGTACGAAATAATTTCTTCCCTGGCGCTATGGTATTCACCAAAAAGGGATCGAACATAACCTTTGACGAAGAAGGCAACGAAGTGAAAGATACAGACGATGACGACAGTTTCTCAAATACACTCATCCAGTTGCAAGGTGATACGAATGCAGGAAAGATTATGGAAGTTACTTTAGAAAGCGATGAGGAAAAACCTGAAATAATAAATCTGAACTCACAAAATTACGACAAAGAATTTACCGTTACTGACGCAAGTGTGGTTGAACGTATTTATTCAGCTTATGGCCAAGAGCCATGGTATTGCATCCGTATTGGTAAAGTCGGATTCTCAGGCGATATTTTGGAAGATGCTTTCGAGTATTACAATTCTATCGTAAGCAAGCAACAACGCTTAATAGAGCGTACCTTTAGCCGTATATTCAGCTATTGGTATGAAGTAGTCAACCCCTCTAATGATTATAGTGTGGAACCATTAAAGTATGTACGAAATGCAGCAGTATCTAATAACAACAGATGAGGTATCGGCTTTGTCTCGCGGAATGTCTGTACATCTCGATCCTGACAAGATAGAAACCTACATCCGTGAGTCGGAGAATATCTACATCAAATCAGCGTTGGGAGACGAACTGTTCCTTGACGTGAAAAAAAATCCTGAAAAATACCAGCTACTGCTTGACGGAGGTACTTATGAAACTAAATGTAAAAAGAAGATAATCATCACTGGACTTCGCGTAGCTTTGGCTTATTATACCTATGCCTGTATTGTCAAAAATGGAGATGGAAATGTATCCCGTTTCGGCTTCGTGAACAAGGAAGGTGAATATAGCAGTCATACAGTATTCAAGGAAAAGATGATGGTGTATAGCGATGCATGTAGTATAGCTGACCGCTACCTGAAAGAATGCGTGCTTTACCTAAAAGAATGCTGTATGCCACTTTATAACGGTGAAGGGAAATTAAAATCTAATAGAACTGTTTTTCGTGTAATAGGAGAATGAGCGATTCTGTTGACATATTAAAGAAACTGGCTCTTCAAGTAAGAAACGCATCTGTAGAAGGAGAGAATACAGCTGAAAGAATTGGGCGCATATTTATCGGGATTCTAGAAAACATGGATAATTCTGATATAGAAAAGCTCACCAAATACTTTTTACGCAAAGATAAAGAAGACACTGCCAATGAGCTGATCACGTTCCTGAAAGGTTTTTTGGTTGGTAAGAATGGTAGTGGAATTACTGTACTGGAAGATGGTACCTCTCAAGCCGTTGTTGACCGGCTTTATGTGAAGATTAAGGCTGTCTTTGATGAACTTGAAGTGAAAAAGAAAACGCATGTTGGTGGTGAACAGATCATATCTCCGGCCGGAATGAAGTGTGTCCGTGTGGAGGAACTTGATGAGAGCTACCGCTGTTTCTTTTTGTCGGAAGTCGATGGAGTGACAATCAATAACGAATTTACAGTCGGTACATTAGCATTAGCCCAAGAATTTAACATTAAAGAAGGAACATCTCACAATGTATCCAACCGCTACTACTGGCGTGAGGTGACAGGTGTAGGATCTGACTATATTGATTTGAGCAAAACCAATGCCGATAAGGACAGTGATATCCCGGTTGCCGGTGATGATATTATTGGTTTGGGACACTTGACGGATATCACCCGTCAGGCAGCTATAATCCTTTCTTCTGTTAATGAAACTTCGCCTTCCATTATTTTCTATCAAGGTATCAACTCTTTCTCTCTTGCCGGGAAAGAAGTCATCGGGTTGGGCTTTGACAAGTCCACCGGACACGCCTATATCAATGTGTATGGTGATGCCTATATCGGTGCCAAGGATGAGAGCACTTACATCCGTTATACACAAAAAGGCGGTGTTGATATCAAGGGTATGTTCCATATCGAGCAGGGTTCCACCGGATGGCGTAACATGGAAGGGCTTCCGGATGAGATACAGGCGGCTGCCGATTTGGCCCAAAAGGCTCAGGATGCGATAGACAATGCGGCTGTCGGCTCGGTCAATCTGTTGCGTAACTCCGGGTTTACCGGAGATTATGAGAGTGAAACATTGTCCTCTGATACTCAATTGTCTGCTGATACCGATTTGTATAGTAAACAATTAAAGTATTGGACGGGTGTGGCTACCGTATCCGCGGACAGTACTGCCGGCTCTGGGTATTCTGCTGCAATCGGTAGTTTGTCCCAATCCGTATCATTGATTAAAAATGAGAACTATGTTATATCCTTTAAAGCTAAAGGTGTGTCTGTGGCTGTTTCGTGTGGTGATTTCAGCACAACTCAGCCTCTTACGTCCGGTTATCAAAGATACACTTTCAAGTTCGCATTTAACGGTACAGGTATTTTTATGCTTAGCGGTACCGCAACCGTTTGTGACCTTCAACTAGAAAGAGGGACCATTGCCACAGACTGGAAACCGTCCATTTTGGATAACGACAAGGCAACAGCCGGTTTTCAGTCAATCAATTATATCGCCAGTGCGATCAAGGATGGATCTGTGGATATTCTTGGCGGTCTGATATTGGCCAATATGATCCAGTTAGGCAACTACAAGGATGGCAAGATGCAGAAGGTCACCGCCGGAGTTAGCGGCATATACAATGACGATGATGATGTGGCATTTTGGGCAGGTGGCACGTTACAACAGGCTATATTGACCGTGATGAGGTTTCGTAATGATCCGAATTATCAACCCACCGATGAAGAATGGGCGAATATGGCGAACTTCGTTGCCACTCATGGTGGCGATACGTTCCTGCGCGGCTATATTTATGCCTTAGGTGGTAAGTTCAGAGGTGTGGTTGAAGCCTTGGGCGGATTTTTCCGCGGAAAAGTAGAAACATCTGTTGACGGGAAACGCATTGTCATTGATCCGGATAAAAATACTCTTGAAATGTACACGACTGAAGGACATGCCACCTTGATATTAAGGTTCGACACATCATCGGACGGATGGGAATATGGTGATTTGATTTTGCGGAAATATGCAGGGGACCAATTGATACTAGAAACGACTGTATATCCGGAACGTATCAGAATACAGAATCATGTGGAAAATACGGATATCATTCTTAATCCCAATAACGTATCCTTCTATGGTTCTAAAGGCGAAACGCTGTTAGTCGGAATGAAACCGGTATATAATGGAGTGGGTGTGTATAAGCATGTGGCCAATATTGATTGCAGTAATTGGCCGGGGAAAGATGATGTTTCGTCAGGTCAGGTATATGTGGAATATGAGACAGTAGAAGGAGTCGTGACAAACGGGACTTTAAAAGTAAAGAAGTGATATGGAACTGAATAGTATTAACAAGACAGGTACTTGGAGTGAGGCGGCAGACCGTCTTAACAACAACTTTAGCAAGACTTCTACCGAACTAGAAAAGGTCAAGCAGAACGGTATCCGCAACAAGGGATTATTTTCTACTCTTAAATTGCTGGAAGAGGCTGTTCCATCTCCTGTTGTAGGTGACTGGGCTGTTGTGGGGGATACCATACCGGGCCCTATATATGAATGCAAGATAAAGGGGGCATGGAGTCCTACAGGCACGACAGGAGGTGGCGGAAGTGTTGACTTGAACGGATACCTGACAGCCGAGGAGATAGACGATGTAACATCAATATTATAAGAGTTATGATAAGAATTAATTATCAGTCCGATTTTAAAATCATAGAGAAGAGCCTGAATGGAGATATAAATACTCCCTTCCGGTTTACTTACCGCACAGTCCTGTCGGGGTGTGTTGTTGCGGAGTTTGACGGGCACGGGTACAAGAACTGCCGCAGGCTTAATGATGGTGGTCTGCTGGTCATTTTTGACAGGCATGGACTACGTCCCGGTGCTCTGTCAGTCAAACGCGAATACTATCTTTCCGATGCTGATTTTGCCGATGGCATCTGCAATCTTGTATCGGTGGAGAATACAGGTGTTATCCTCGTTGCCGGAAAGACGGATGAGAGCACGGCGGAGATCATGTCCTATCCGGATTATGCCGCATACAATGCGGTGCAGAGCGTCCCTCTGTCAGAGAGGGAGTATGATGATGTGCTGAGTGATTTTGTACCTCCTCTGCCACCGGAAGAGAAATAATGATTTAATAGTTAAATAAATAGTTACATAAAATAATGATAGCTTAAGTTCCCCCGGAACTTAGGCTAATAACAGGAGATATTATGGTAAAAATGCATAAACTGACCAAGGGTGGACAAACCATTTATCCAGCTACCATTTATGATGCGGTGGTCAACCCCAATACACGAAAAAGTCTGACTACGGAACTTTCAGAGTTAGAAAATGAGGAAATTTATTTAAAGACACAAATAGAAGGCTCTATAGATAAAGATCTTATAACAGAAAATACAGTATGGATAGATGGCACATGGGATTGGGAAACAAATTCGTCTGCGGGTAATAGTATTCAAAAACAAAATTATAAGCATACCAAATTGACAGATGTAGGATATTACGATACTCTAAAAATGTCAGGACTATCAGAAAAAGTAGACGTTTCTGATATTTTCCCTTCAATTAGTATTTATAGTGGTAGCGAACAAATAGAATATTTGAGGGGTAGTTCTGCGGTTATTAATATGGATAAATATTCCGACAGAAGCAATATTAACATCATTATTCAAGCAAAACAAGATAATTCTATAATTCCTTCTGTTATTGCCAACAGCAAAGCTAAAGTAGTTAAGCCTGAAGAACTTATATCTATTCAATCTTCTATAAATAAAATAGAAGGGTTGGAGAAAGATGTCATAGGTGTCCTTACTTGGAATAAAAAAAGATGGGTAACAGGAACAAATCAACCTAATGGCGGGGAGTTGGGATATAATGCTGTTCAAAAAATTTGGTATGCAAGGATTGACATTTCAGAATATGATAGTATTATTTGCGATGGATTATTAGATGGCTCATCCATAAGCACAAGTGCATCTGCATTAAATGGTATATGTATTTATGGTGATAATACCCTTGTTAAAGGAATTAGAGATGCAAGTGGTGAAACTATTATTAATACATCAGACTATTCCCAATATACCAAGCTGGAATTAATTTTACAATGTGAATCAACTTCAGATGATGAATTTATTCCAAAAAATGATTCAAGTATTATAGTCATAATGGATAGTTCTGTAGCTTCAAGAGAAGATTTTAATAATTTATCTGATTCTGTTGAATTTAATACCACAGAAATAGAAAAAATTAATTATTTAATTTCTGGAGCAGATAATATAGATATATTTAATTCTTTTACTTGGAATAAAAGAAGATGGCTTACGGGGGCAAATCAACCGAACGGAACAACTCAAGGTTATAATTCAATACAAAAATTATGGAGCACAGATAAATTAGATATATCTAATTATGATACAGTTACTATTAAAGGACTATCTAATAATGGTAGTCTGTCTAATAATACAAATAGGTTGTCAGCTTTTATACTGTATGGAGATGATAATGTAATTTATGAATTAACAAACGGAACAGGACCAGTAACTATCAACACATCAGATTATTCTCAATATACAAAATTAGAACTTATATTACAGACAAAATCTACTTCAGATAATGAATTTATTGCTGTTGGAGAACCAAGTGTCATTGTTTATAAAGCAGGAATTTCTTCTGAAAAGCCTAAGCCTAAAAGAGTTGTTATAGTAGGAGATTCACTGTGTGGTAATAATAGTGCATTGATAATAAAACAACTTAATAATATATTTAAATTTACAGGATATGAATTAATTCAAAGATGCCAAGGTGGCGAAAAAACTATTGGCAATTTAACAAGGGCAGGAGGTATAGGTATAAGGGTTAAAGGTGAGTTTACTATACCAGCCAAAGGCCCTGTTATTTGTGCTTTAGAAAGCGCATGGATAAAAAGTGACGGAATTTATCACGACACACCTTATGTTGCTATATCAGATGGGCAAAACGTACAGGTAGTTATTAATGGTATAAGAGGAAATTTGGCAAAGCAAGCCATTGACGCTGTTGGTATAGCATTTTATACAGAGAATGGCACATTTATAAAAAGTCTATCCGAGACTGGCACCCATTCAATTCCATCTACTGCGACAAAATATACATTCACAATAAATAATCCAAATGTTGGAGAACCACATATTACAATAAACGAAGATACGGTGGACATTAAAACTAATGCAACAAGAGATGGCTATATAGATAGTAAGGGACAATATCATTACTCTGAATTATTCAAGTGCAGTGAGCTGCTGCCTATAAAACAAGGAAAAATTTATTTTGACAGCTTAGCCACCTCTTTATTGTATGAATTTACAAGGTTGGAAGAAGGAAGAGAAACAAAAATAGGTGTAGGCAATGTGTTTTTTGACGCTGCATTGTATGATGACAAGGATTATCCTCATATATGGTTTACAGGTCAGAATTATGGATACGAGTCAGAAGAAGATTGGGCTAATATGGTCAGTTCATCGGCTAATAATTTTTCTGAGAAGTATATTGTCTGTTCTACGCCCTTGTCCCTTACAACTAATCAGCTAGTCTATCAAGCTAATAAATGTTTTGGTGCAAGATATATCAATCTTCGCGCTTATACTCAAGGACAAGCAGTTTATGATGGACAAGCGTTGGGTATTATAGAAGGTCAATATACAGCATCGGATTATGAAACACTCTTTTGGCCCGGCAGTGATAAAATTCATCAGAATAATTTATTATCCTATATTTGGGCTGCTAAAATGTGGAATACTTTGCTTGAACTTGGTTATGTGGAGGGAGAAAGAATAGAAACCGGGGATTATTATCTACCATAACAATAGAGTAACTCGGAAAGCTGTAAGAACGGACTAGCAGATTAAATCCTGTTAGTCCGTTGGTAACAACTTAAACGACAAAAAGTGGAAGACTATACTTATTATTCATCATTTATATGGATTGCATCTAATTTAAAGGCATTCGTGTTTTTTTCCATTTGATACACTTTTATATCAGGATTTAGTTTTTTAGCAATCTTGATTAATCCACTTTCTTTTTCGTTAATGTTTACCCCAAAATATATGGATTCAAAACATTCTCCTCCAATTCTAGGAAAAGCTCTTACCTCTTTCCAGTCTACTAGATCACTTTTATTATTTGGGTCAGGTAACATAATCCATGGAAAAGGATTGAAAATAAACATACGTGCTTCTTGTTCATGTTCCCAGACTTTAGCTTTTGTGCACATTTGATAATGAAAGAAATCTTCTTCGTTTTGGAAGTAATCCGGTTTTTCAATAATATCACGATATTGGACTTCATGAGCATGTTTATCAACTATCTGTCCAAGTGATGCATCGAAATATTTAGCCACTTTCTCCATATTCAAGCCGATACAAACTCCTCTATGATTATTATAATAAGCCCACATCAATAACGAATCAAAGACTTTTGACAAGCAGCATACCCAAACGTCCTCCCGATTCTTTCTATATTGGTCAAATGCAAGCGATTCAATAATATCCGATGTCCATGTTTTACACCTTTCATAAGGTACTTTAGAGAAGTCTATTAAATTGGGATCGCAGTCGAAAGGATCGTTGAATTGCATCGCATTAGTAAACTGGAGAGTTCTATTTGAAAGCATCATTTTTGCTCCTTCAATATCAAGATACTTGTAAAGAACGGAATTCTTTGTTCGGCTTCGGTCTGTATGTTGTTGATCTGATTTCATATTATCATTATATATTAATTTATAACTATATTTACCCTCTTTTCTAAAAGAAGTTTTGAGATACAAAAGTACATCTTTATTTGAAAATTAATAAAGCATATAATAAATAATGAAATATGATCATAAAATTATATCTATTGGCATAAATGCTTTTAAAAAGCAATGACTATTTAAAGGATGACTCTCTTGAAGAGTGCACCCTTTAACATTCTAGAACCATTCTGCATCCGGATGCACTTCTACGGACAGATGGTTCATTATTTTGGTGATTAATTCTCGTATCATAAGTATATTATTCCATAATGTCTGAAACCCCATACGGGTTATCCAATGCGGCAATCACACATTTTTGAGCGATATCAGCTCTTCTGTCAGTAACCGCTATGATTCTGTAATTCGTTTTGTCTTCCTTAGTCGTCCGGTATGTATTCCCTGTAAAGTTTAAGCGACTAAGTTTATAACCAATCATCTGCCATAAGGCTCCTCCTACAAGATATCTTCCGATCCCTTCTGTCATGTGCAGACAGTCCCTGCTCAAATCTGTACCATAATGCCAGTTCATAAAATTATTATCCTTACCGGCCATAAATGGAAAATCTACCGCAGCCTGATTCAAGTCAGTCATTGATTCAGCCTCTTCTATGGTTGGGACCACGGTTGTTACAGGAGTGCCCGTTTCCGGATTGGATTGAGACACAACTCCCTGTATGGTCGTGTCGGTCCTTAAAGACGTGCCTCTGGCATTTTGTACGGCTGTTCCGGAAGGGATGACGAATTTTACTTCCGGGCAATGTTGCAATACCTTTTGAGCCAAGCGACACAATTCCGTATACATACCCAGCTGCCTCTGTTTTTGATTAATGCCGAAACTCAGCCACTTGTCCTTCGAACCTTGCGATGATGAAAGCGTATGATATACGCTGTACGCCCATGTCATGTTGAAACAGATTACAGGATGCGAGAACAGGCAACATCTATCAATGATGTCAGCAAACAGATTCACATAGTTCTTGGTAATATTCCCTTTCTCGTCCTGATCCCAATAGGTTGACTCATCTGCGGATTGATATGCTCCGTTCTGGATTACCACAAAATCCCACGCTTCATCGGACAAGGCTTCTTTTACCGTACTGGTGCCATTCTCCCAGGCAATGGCATTCAAATTCCACTTATAGTAGGATATTTTGCGGTCGGATTCGTAAAATGTTATATAATCCTTAATTCCAGAAGCGCCAACATAAAGGTTGCCGATAACAATATTAAAATTATAACTATGCGCTATATCTCCAACGTAATTAATCGTGTCAACCCCAAAGGAAGAACCAATGAAAAGTATCTTAAGAGAATGATAAAAATCAGTGATTTTTACATCATTAATATGCTTATGGATAGACTCATTGACATCACTGATTTTTTCGTCAAATCCTTTAATCCGAAATCCCTTGAAATAGTAACCGGTAATCTTCTCAACTGCCTCCGAAGTGCCAAAAAATGCCATTTGCATCGCATCCTCAGTGAGTTTGTAATAAGTACCGCTGTCCTGATAGGAGATGATGGATGATGTATTAGTTGAGTTTTTGAACTTCATATTCAGTCCGAGACTGTTGGCTTTTACTTGTTTTCCAGCCTTGTCATATACAGAAATCAAGTCACCGGCTTTCAAAGTTATGTCATACAAATTTTTAGTGCGCAAATATCCTTCCATTGAATCTGCTTTCAGATTCTTACCCTCACCTGTCCAGCGTCCGGTAACCAGATCATCCTCATTAATATATATGCGTCCAACATTACCACCGTTAACCGATTCGTCAATATTAAAAATGTGTTCTATATTGTCGGTTGTTGACTGTTCCAAAGACTCCACACTTTCTGTCAGTTCACTGATTTTATCCTCGGCTCCTTTCACGTAAGCCCCCTTAATCACAAACCCGTTCAAAAACTCCACATTGGATGTTTCAACTGTCATATAAATCTCAACGGCATCAGTATTTCCAATCAGAATACCATTACCGGAATCATACCAGCTCCATTCCGCCTTGTTTTTTGCGGAACCCCTGAATTTGAATGTTATGCCATAATCATTCATTTTCACTTGTTTTCCGGAAGCTTCATACATTGTTAAAATAGCACCACTTTTAATCAAAGTACTCACCTCGGTATTACGTTTATAAGAAGAGTTATCATTATGAGTCAATGATGATCCTTCTCCCGTCCACTGGCCTGTTACCCATGAATGGATATTGAGATTGATATATCCGGTATCGCCGCCGTTTAAGGAACTTTCTAATTCGGAAATTTCCGTAGTCAGACTCTTTCGTGTCTTGGGGTTGACCACTGCGTCATAAATGGTAGCTGGATAAATGGTTTGTCCACCCTTGGTCAGTTTATGCATTTTTACCATAATATCTCCTGTTATTAGCCTAAGTTCCGGGGGAACTTGGAAACAGCATTGGAAATGAATCAGATAAATTCTGTTCAAAAAATAGGGTAGAACAAAAGATATTTTTCTTAGGATTCTACCCACTTTCTACCATGTATCTATTTCTACTATTTTTTTAGGTGAAAAAGTTTGAAACAGGAATGTGATTTTTTATCTTTGCAGATGTGTAAGACCAAGAGCTTGTTGCGGATTAAATTCCGTAGTAGGCTCTTTTTTTTATTGTCATATCGTGGCAATGGATTTCGATGCTTTGGCAGCGATGATGCAAACGGATAGGGATATCTTTGAGGTGTGTATTTTTATAATTCAGATAAACAATAGACGAAATGGAATTAAACGACTGGTTGGCTATAATCGGGGCTTTCGGAGGATTGGAGGCTGTCCGCTGGGGTGTCACGTTCTGGGTGAACCGCAAGACTAACGCACGGAAAGAGGATGCGTCCGCCGATTCGATGGAGGATGAGAACGAGCGTAAGCAGGTTGACTGGCTGGAAGAACGCATCGCCCAGCGTGACGCCAAGATTGATGCGTTATACGTTGAGCTTCGTAATGAACAGTCTGATAAGCTGGCATGGATTCATAAGTGCCACGAACTGGAACTGCAATTGAAAGATGCCGAGCATAACCGTTGTGACAGGCCTGACAGCGAATGCGGTCGTCGTATTCCACCACGCAGGACTACATTAATTAAAGATAAGGAGGAAAAGAAAAATGGCTGATGTGAAAAAACTTGCACCGTTTATCCTGAAGTGGGAAGGCGGTTTTGTAAATGACCCGGACGATTTAGGAGGGGCTACCAATATGGGTGTGACCATTGGAACTTATGAAGCGTATTGCCGAAAGAAAGGCTATCCTAAGCCTACGGTTGAAAGATTGAAAAACATCACGAAAGAGGAATGGACGGAGATTTTGAAAACCATGTATTGGGACAGGTGGAAAGCTGACGAAATTAAATCCCAATCCATAGCTGATATCCTTGTCGATTGGATCTGGGCAAGCGGAGTGCACGGTATCAAAATACCGCAGGATTTGCTTGGCGTGATTCCTGATGGCATTGTCGGGTCTAAGACACTTGCTGCAGTAAATTCCCGTAATCCACGTGAACTGTTTGATCAGATCAAGATTGCACGGTTTGATTTCATCGAGGATATATGCCGGAAGCGCCCTGCAAATAACAAGTTCAAACGGGGCTGGATGAACCGTATAAATGATATCTCTTATGTTGGCTAAGGTTATGAACTGGGTAAGCCGGCACATATTACTGGCTCCCTTCATGTGTCTGTTCCTGCTGTTTGCCTGTGGCAGTTCGCATAAGGCTGTCAAATCCGACACAGAAGTAATCAGGAAGGACAGCACGAGTGAATCGGTCAACATCGTACACGGATCAAGTACCTCTTTAAGAGAACTGATAACCACTAATGGCAGCTATGTGATTGATTTTCGAGTTTATGATACCCGAAAACCGCCCGATAGTCTGACCGGGAAACCTCCGTTATTGGCAGACGGTCATGTGGAAGGTGATTTCAATAAGAATAGAGAGAAGGAAACAGCAATCAAAGACAGTACGAAAGTGAAAGCTAACAAGGAAACCACTTCCGATATCCATGAGGAAAAACGGTCAGAAACCATAAAAGAGAAAAAAGAATCCACGTTGCTTAAACAAATCGGTTTTGCCTGTGTTTGTGTAACCGTTTTGATTGTCGTTATGCTGATAGTAAAGCATTGGCGCAACAGACAATCTTCATCATAAGACTTTAAATTTATAAATTGGACTGCCCCGGCTCGTGATGAGTCGGGGCTATTTTTGTTATCTTTGTCGCCTATAACATTAACTTATGTATTATGGCTGAAAAAGAATCTTATTCCGAAGAGGAATTGAATGAAATGATCGTATGGTTCAATAACCATGCTGATGAACTTCCAAAAGAAATGCAGATTAACAAAGCGGCTTTCACTCCGGATTTGAAACTTACTGTTGAAAGTTGTATCATGCAGGCTAAACAATGTCTGGGCAACTATAAGATGGCCGGGGCTTTCCGGATGCTCCAACAAATCAGAGAGAACCTTGAAAAGGCGGCCCAATAAGCTGCCTTCCCTACCCTTTTATAATCTCTCATCCCTATTGCTTACTTGAATTTTCCCATTTTGTTTTTTGTAAAGTCATATAAAATACCCATCTTTGCATTGCGTTACATTTTGAAGTAGTCGAGGCGTTGTCTCGTATTGAGCTACAGGCAATAATAATCGTCTGTAGCTTCTTCATATACGGTTCTGACCCCCGTGTGGAATATTAATGTATCCACTGTTTCGACTACGGAATGTAACGCAACGGGAAAGCGGAACCGTTTTCTTTTTCTGCTGCTAACGCAATTCTCATATGTCAAAATTCCCCCCCCAATCACTTATCAGCTATCCAAAAAGTTTATAGGCTATGGACACTATGAACTTACAATTTCTTCCTCTGAGGGCACAAAAACGATTGTCACAGGGAGTATGGACTTGATAGAACGGCTAAACTCAGAGATAGACAAAGAAAAAGAGGAAGCGACTGCCGAAGCAATCGCTCTAGTTCTTAAATCCTCACTTTAGATTATCTAAAATCTTTCTTATTGCTTCATCAGCATGTTTTCTCATAATTCTGACATAATTAAAGATCGGTCTGTTGGATTTCATGCTTTGGCCTATACAATACTCCAAAGTTTCCAATGGTATGCCCAGCTCAAAACCATGTTGGACAAAGGATTTACGAGCTGAATAATATACGACATGCGATTCTATCTCCAGCCTCTCCCCTAGCCTTATAATTTCTTTTGTTACATAGTTACGAAAATTAGGATAACCTTAATTCCGCAACACTATAATTTAACTTTATTTATAAGTTCCTGAGCAACAAAAAGTTGCCCAGGATTTTGCCATGTCAGAATTTTCACTTATCTTAGTGTTGCAAAAAGAAAA